GAGGTCGCTCATTGCCGCGCTGACCGCCTTGTCGAGCTGGCTATCGGAAACCCCGCGCATTTCCAGTTCCGTCCGTATCGCCTCATCGGCAGGACGGATGGTCGGGCGCAGCGTGAGGACGTTGCGGATGTTGTTCGCGGCCGCAAGCAGCATATACATGCCCGGGTCGCCCATTATCGCATTGGCGACAAGGTCCATGCGCCCGGCAAGGCCGTCGTCAATCCTGGCCGTGCCGGAGAGCTTGAAGTTGGTGTCCCAGAGACGGGGGAACTCGCGTGCCATTACTTCTTCCCTCCTTTATCCTTTCCTGCATACTTGCCGAACATCTCATGGCCGAGGAACGACATATACTGCTGACCAGGGCTCGGGATGAGCCACGGTTCGAGCTTGATGCTCGCCTTGACCCACAGCGGGAGGTGTGCACCGCAGATTTCGGAAATGAACTGTTCGGACGACGTCTCGAAATTCACGTTGGTAATCACCATCGGCTGGAGGTCGAGGGTGTGGCCAATGCTGAGACGGACCGGCAACGGGGCAATCGTGTAATGGGTGCCCCACAGGTTCCCGGTAAACTTGTCAATCGTGTCCGCGGCGGACTTCGCGAAGTCGCTACCCGATGCGCCAGCAACGGCGCCTGTGGCCGACGCGGCAAGGTCGTAGCCCGCGCTCGCGAGTTCGTTCTGCCCGGTCGTAGCGACATCGGTCATCAGCTGGCGGATGTTTTCCGCAATGCCCTTCTCGGTCGCGCGGAGATAGGTCATCCTGACAAGGCGCTCGACACCGACCATGCACGGGATTTCCTGCTCGGGGAGATACCACTGCACCTTGATGTCGTAGCTCAGGTTGATGTTGCCTTTCTTGAAACTCTTCAAGGTGGACGTACCCACCCCGTTACTCATGATGCCGGCCTGCTCCGCAACATGTAGCGCAGTCCTGCGGGCAGCATCGACGCTAGTCAACGCAGTCGTCCCGACCTGGTTCAGCGTGCGCCCGATACCGGTCTTGTCGGCAAGGGCGGTAACCGGGGAAGCGATTTCCCTCAACAGCTGGACAGCACCGGCAAAACCGCCTTCGCTGCGGTTTCCCCATTCAGCGGTAACGCCGAACGACGGGTTGGCGCCTTCGGTCATGATGCCGTAGAACGGGAGATACGCGTCAGCGCCTGCATTGGCGTTCGTCACGGCAGCGCGGACACGGTCAAAGATACTGTAAAACGACCCCAGATATTCCCTGCGGACGCTGGACGGGAGCACCTCGATACGCACCACGTTGGGCTTGGGCGTCTTGTCGGAAAGCGCGTTGCGTTCGCCGGTGTATTCGTCGCCGGAAAGAGACCCATTAGCCCTGTCATAGGCAGCGTTCTTGACGTTGTCCCTGGCCTGGTAACGCATGCCTCCATCATACAAATCACTTACGCGCATATTACATTCCCGTCATTTGAGTGTTCAACTGTCTTCCGATTACGCTCATGTCCTGGCGCATCATTTCGTGGTAACGCGGATCCATCAAGGATGCCGTCATGCCGCCAAACACGGACTGCTGCATGAGAGACGCGTCGAACGGAGCATTATACTCGTGGTCCTTCTCGATAATGTCCTCGGAACCCTCCACCTTGCCAGCCGTAGCGGCAGCCTCAATCTGCGCGGTCTCCTGTTCCGCCTGGATGCGGGCCTGGGTCTCGAATACCCAGTCGTGCATCTTGTTCGGGTCGTAGGTGGACGCGAACTCGGCCATGAGCTTGAGGACATCGTCCTGCGCATCTTCGAGCTTCTTGTAGGCCTCCTCGGAAGAGTCTCCCCAGAATTTGAGCTGTCCGCCAAGGCTATTGGCGTCAGCATAGTTGTCGGAGGCTTCCTTGATGCGACCGATGGCATCCTTGGCACGATCAGTGCTGAGGAACTTGTCGAGAACAATGTTCGAGTCGCCGATGTCCGGGCGCTGCTTGGCAATCTGCTTTGCCTGGCTCTGGAGACGGCGATGGATGGAACTGTCGAGCATCTTCGCCGTGTTTTCCTTCTGGTCGGCAAGGCCGTCGCGATAGTCGAGATAGCCTGAAATCGCCTCGCCGATAGAGTCCGGGGAACCCTCGTCGATGAAGCCCATCTTCTTGCCGATGAAGGTTGTTCCACCAAACGCCAGCTGCCCGGCAAGCGCACCCCAGCCAACGGGACCCGCGGCCAGGCTCGTCGCACCGAGAGCGGCATCGACACCGCCACCGATGAGCGTATTCTTGGCACCGCGCGTGTCACCGCTCTGGTAACGGTTGAGCGCTTCCAGACCGGATGCACCGGCACCGACAGCGACCCCGAGCGGACCGAGAACCTTCCCGACCTTCGCCACAGCGGCACCAGTCTTCGCGAGAGGCCCGGTAGTCAGCTTCGCTATGCGCCCGGACTGGGACGCAGCGCGTTTTGCTGCATCGGCAGCAGCCTTCTCCGCCTCGTCGGCAATGCCGGAGGCCTTGCGGGCCTTGTCCACTAGGGCATTGGACTTCTTGAGGTTGCTGCCCTTGTAGTTGTCCACCTTGGCCTGCGCGTTTGTTGCCCTGATGCGGGCGCGTTCTGCGGTGGCCTGCTTGGCGTTCTTGGCATATTCCGGGTTGAGCATCTGGAGGGCGTTACCGCCAGCCTTCAACCCCTTGCCTTCGAGGACACTGACCGCATCCCCGAACTTGCCAAGAAGGGCATGGTTAAGCAATGCGAGACCGCCACCGAGGAGAAGGGCACTGCCCCATCCGAAACCACCGTTCTTGGGCTGTTCGGCCTCCTCGCCAGTCTTCTTTCCAAGGTCCAGCTTGCCGTCGTCCCAGTCTTTGAGGAACTTGTAGAGAAGTTCGTCCTTCGGGCGACGGACCCTGTTTTCAAATTCAATTCCACGGAACTGTTCGTTGCGCAGTTCAGTTTCCAAGGTCTGGTCGGCAACCGACTTCACCCTGGCGACCGGCTGCTCAGTGCGTTCCGATGCCGGTTTCTGCCTGGTCGATGCGTCCAGACCCAGCATGGCAGCAAGCCTGTTGGCAATCCGCATCTCCTCGGTGCGCCGGCGGTTGGTCCCGGCCAGCATACGGTCATAGTATTCCCTCGGGTCCTCGATTGACGCGGTGGCGCTATGGATATGCTGTTGCTGGGAGTCCCCGATAAACATGGTCGGGACCGGCGGAACGGATTCCACCACGGACTTATGCTGGGTCGATGTCTCGCCTATCTGCGGACCGAAAGACGCCTGCTGAATGGCATTTGTCGATTGCTGGGGCGGATCGATTGGTAGGGTAGGGGCAGGTTCAAGCAGCTTCGCCATGAACGAGTTCTGCGCCATCGGCTGCATCATCGTTGACAGCAGCATCGCCATCCCGAACTCGGATGCAGGCTCGCGGCGATATACCGGTTCCGGCTCGCCCTTCTGTTCCTCGCGGACAGCTTGGACATTGCGCTCATGCTGCTTCTTGAAATTGTCGTTAAATTCCTTTTCGGTATCGTGGTCGGCCAGCGCAGCAAGCACGTTGGTATAAATCGTGTCGCCTATATACGGCAACGCGACATTAAGCTCCTGAACCACCAGGTTCGGATTCTTGACGTCCTGCGACGCGGTTTGCTTTGTTGTATTCTGATCAGCCATGACGACCCGTTACCACGCACCCCTAGTTTATATCCGCCGGGGGTCGATAACAAACAAGACGGCCGCCCGAAGGCGGCCGTGGGACTTGGAAAACTGCCGTTACTGGTGTGAAAAACGGCAGTACAGGCTTTCCTTGACGTTTACAATCTTTCCGTTACCGATTATCCTTCGGAACGAGGAACCGCCGCTGTCTATAAGCAGGCGTTCGCCGTAGATGTCTTCCGGGACATGGACAGTGTAGTCCTCGCCCTCGACCTCGCCGTCGAAACTCATGCAGTAGTCACAAGGCAGGGTGCGGAGATATGAATACAGCGCATCGCAGTCGATTGAACCGTAATACATCCCCTTGGTGTGGGCATACGGCGGATCCAGATACATGAAGTCGTCCGGCCCGGGTTTCACGTCGAGATACGAACACGGAGTGAATGTCACGTTGAACTCATTCAGCTTGGCCGACCACTCCCCTATGATGCGGTCCATCGTGTCGGGGTGCATGCCGTTGCGCGTCACATGGAACGAGTTATTGAACTCTCCCCTCGCATTGTACCGGGGCATGCCGTTGGTAGTCGTCCGCATGATGAAGAACAGCAGCTTGGGATCATGGCTCTCGTTGAACGAGGCACGAACATTCGCGAAATACGCCTTCTTGCGTTCAAGGTCGCCGTCCACGTTAAGCACGGTCCACAGTTGGCGATAGGTACGCCTGATGGCATCCGGGAACTCCTTGACGAGACGGTAAAGTTCGATGAGCGGCGCATTCAGGTCGCTGCACATGTAATTCTTGAACTTTTCCGGGCAGTTATTCAGGATGTAGAAGAGCACCGAGCAGCCACCACAGAAAGGCTCGTAGTATGTGTTATACGAGCCCTTTACCGAGGCCAGGATGGCAGCGGCCTGCGACCGCTTCGACCCGGACCACTTGACGAGTGGTTCGAGCTTTCCCATCAGTAATCAAACTTCCCGCGACGTTCTTTCGCATACTTGTTGCGTTCGCCCGCGAGCTTCTTCGCGTCGAACCCGCACTGCTTGCCGAAGGAGCGGGCCTGCTTGGACTGCTTTGCCCAGCGGGCGTTCTTCTGCTCTTCGGTCTCAAATTCCTTTTTCGGTTTGTCCTTCATTTGTTCTCCTTAAAGCGATTGGGTTTCCTTTCTCCGCATGTAGAGCCGCTGGTATTCCTTGATTGCGTAGTCGCGCAACACAAAGAACTCCGGCAGCAGCATGCGGTCGCAGTCGGCGCTCGTGTTCGATGTAATCTGCGAGATGACCGCCTTGTCGTGCGCCACGTCCTCCGGCCTATATACCGGAAACGTACTGGTCGGTACGAAAGGGATATACAATATCCACCTTTGCGCCGCACACGGGGCAGACATGGATGACATGGTTTTCCGCGATGAGCGAATGGGAGTTCACGCTGTCGAACAAGAGATGGTAGTCATCAATGTTTCGGAGGTTGCGGAGGTAGTTGAACTTCGCAAGATGGCGTTTCTTCTCATCCGGGTCGTCGATGCCCTCGATTTCGATTACGGCTGCAGTCGCGGAAAGCTGCATGTGGGCCTTCTTCGGGGTTACGCCGTATGTCGCGACATAGTCCTTCAACCATTCCTGCATCGGCTGGTCGTGACGGCGCTTGCGCGGGTACACGTTGCACTCGCGACCGTCGCTGAAGTGGAAGGCGAAATAGCCTTCCGGCATGCTGGCCGCAAGTTCCTTCGGGTCGATGTTGGTTCGGAAGTCCATGTTCTTGAAGGAAATCTGGTAATCCGGGGATGTCTCCGTATATCCGCACTCGTGGCACTTGAACCCGTCGGGATATGGAATCCCGATGGTCGGGAATGACGAGATGCGGAGCCACTGGAAGATATAGGCCTCGTCGCACCACATGATTTCGCCCGGGAGGACGCCCTTCACGCGGCGCTGGAGGATTTCGTCGAAGATGTCCACGGTGTCATACGGCGTGGCGCCAGACAGGAGAAGGATGTCTTCGAGCGAGAGGCACTGGCCATAAACCGCGTTCTTGTAGAACAGTCCCTTCGACGGAAGCGCCGTGATGAGCGAGTATGCGTCATAGTTGCGGCGTTCGGCGCCCATGTTGTGGGGAACCGAGTTGTCCACCTGGTGCACAATCGGGGCCGGCTGCTGCGGAGGTTCCGGCGTGGGTGCCGGAGCGGGGGCTGGCGCCTGCCCGTATGCGGGGATGCCTGTAGCAATCGGATCGGGAACGTGATGTTCTGGAGCCGGTGCTTCCGGGAGCCGCATCGCAGCTGCCGGGATTTTCGGGAACTTTCTCGGCGCCGGGCGCTCGACACGGTCCGCCGGAATATACTCGGGAGGGAGCTGCGGCTGTTGCTGGGCAGCCTCGAATGCCGGAGGGGCTACTTCCATCGGCTGTTCCACGGCGGGAGCCTCTTCCTGGACAGGCACCTGGCGCACCATCGGGCGCTTCCTGCGCGGAGGCTTCGGTGCAAGCGCCGCACCCTGGTCGAGTTTGCTGTTCATCCGGGCCATCATCTGGGAAGGAGTTTCACCTTCCTGAAAATCCCCGTGCAGTTCGGCACTCTTCTCTCGTGCAGCGTTCACATACGCGGCGACTTCCGGCGGAAGCTGAACTTCGCCAGCCTGCGGGACGCGTTCCGCCTGCGGAACCTGCTTGACCATGTTGTTCATCATTCCTCCGATACGAGCTCGTAATGGTATCTCGGACCGTTATACTGCTCGCCGTTCTTGAAAATGCAGGACAGCTGCTCGCCGTCCTTGCAAGACTTGTTTCCGGCATCGACGGCCGCCTGGGCCTGTTCCGGGGTGGGATAACCCTGTCCCAGCGAGACAAGGGTCTTTCCTACGGGAAGGGACCCGTCAACCGGATCCCCAAAGCCGTTAAGCTCGCGCCTGGCGAACATCGTCAGGTCATAACGGGCCGCGTAGTACATCACTTCGCGGCTTCCCCCGCTTCGATGGCTTCCGCCGCGTTGTCGCCGTCAGCAAGCATCTTCTTGATGGTGTCGGCACGTTCGGCAGAAACGAGCTTACCGCACATCACGCCGTAGTAGCTACCCATGATGGCGTCGCTGCCGACCATTCTGGTGTCAAGCAGCTTGCGCTGTTTTTCATGGGCGTTGTCCCAGCTGACGCAGGAACTCCACTTGGTGATGAGGGCCACGAACTTTTCGACCGTGATGGAGTGACCGAAAGTGAGGCCGGTTTCCTTACAGATGTGGACACCGTCATCGTAGTTGATGTCGTCAATCTGAGCGATTGCGACGGCACCGCATGCGACTGCTTCGAGAGCGTCCGTATCGGCATCGGCGACACAGTAGATGCAGTCTGCCGGGTCGTCAGGCATCGTGAGGATGACAAAGTCGAACGGCACGTCGCGTTCCACGGCCTGCGTGTGCAGGAGAGCGCGGTCGCTGAGGTTCGGGTGGGACCAGTGGACGATGTTCTTGATCTTCCCTTCGCAGAGGAGCTTGTACACGCGTTCCTGGAGGACGCCACCGGTAGAAATCGTGATGTCGGCCTTTTCGTGATAGTGGAAGATGTAGTTCTGGAGGACGGTCGGGATTACCGGGCCCTTGAAGAGGATTTTCGGCTTGCGGATGCTGGAAGAGCTGCTGCCGGCACGCTTGAAAATCTTGTTGACCGGGTAGAAACGTTCGCTCATGAACGTCGGGACAACGGCGATGTCCTTGTTGCCGACGAAGCGGAACGTACCGATGAGCTTTGCCATCTGGGTGTTCGGGACGACGAGGGCGTCACAGGACACGATGAGGTCTTCCACCGTCTTGACGTAGTTGACGGTATTGCTGCGGCCACTGCCAATCGGGCCTTCCCAGATAAATTCGTCGAGGGCGTAGATGAAACGGGTCGAGGAGATTGCACGGTATTCGGCAACATCCGCCAGATATTCGTCGCGTTCCTTGACAAGATCCTTGAGGGCCTTGGCGGCAGCCTGCTCTTCTTCGGTTTCGTCGTGGTCAGGACCGCCGGCAGCGACTTCTGCTGCGGCAACCGCGTCTTCATACTTCTTGGAAGCTGCGGCAATTTCCTTTTCAAAGTCGTCGAGGTCTTCCTTCCAGCCAGGAAGGACATCTTCCGTTATGCGGAGACGCTGTTCGTCAACAATGCGGGAAAGCTCGCGGTTGGCGACATTGTCGAACCACACGATGCTGAACTTGGAGAAGTCCGGCTTGAGCTGGCATGCGCGGGTGCTGTCCATCGTGACGAGGGAAATCTTGGCCGTCTTGCCGCTCGAATCGTAGAAACGGGCAAAATCTTCCATGGCAGTGATGCCGCGGAGATTATACATACGGGATGCGCCGTCTGTGATGAAGAGAATGTCGAAACGGTCAACCTGCTTGACGCGTTCGGCAACCTTCTGTTTAAGCATTTCCTTAATATCTGGCATTGTAGTACCTCATTTATGGCAGAAAACTAGGTTTTCTGTTCAATCAGTTTCGTCTCCCCCGAACTTTCATCGGTAATCTGTGCGGGGGACCGGTTTGCGAACTCCCGGTCAAGGTCTTCCTTGCGCTTCTCCTCGGCCTTCTTGTCCCAAAGTTCGACAAGGTCGGCCATCTGGGTCGGGCTGAAATCGTAGGTCTGATTCTCGACGTCCTCCTCCTTGACCTCGGGCTTGACATACTTCTCATCGTAATGTTCGCCTTCCTCGCGCAGCACCTGGACGACCTTGATTAGCTTGTCAAGGGACTGCTGGACGGAGTTCACCATCGTGGCGATGGCCGTGCACATGTTGGGCGGAGGGGAAACCGTGCCCATGAAGGTTTCCTTCATGGACATGAACAGCTCCTTGACATTCTCGTACATCTCGAACGCCTCCGACCTGATGCGCTCACGGTCGGAACGCAGCTGTTCCGGGTCAATCTTGGCATAGCCCTTGGCGACCTGCTGTTGGGCAGCGACGACATTGTTTGCCTGGTTCTGGAAGGAAGCTGCCGTCTTCGCGATATTGGACGTGTTCTGTTTCAACACGGCAAGCGCCTGTTCGGTAGAACCGTCAGGCAACCGCAGCTTGCTTTCGATTACCGCAAACGGGTTGGGTTTCTGTTTTGCGGCCCGGGGCGTAGGACGTTCGTCCATGCCGGCAAAGTCAATCGGGCCGGCGTCGACAGGCGGCTCATTCCCGTCCGACGTAAAGTCAAACGAGTGGAAAAAGTCCGTCGGCTGTATCTGCGAGTTCTGATCCATTTGCTATCCTGATTTCTTCCGGTATTTCTTCCATTCGTTTTCATCCGGGATAATCTTGCCGATTTCCACGCCGAACTGATAGACCGCCGTAAGGGCCTTCGCATTGCTGGGGTAATACCGTATCTGTTCTTGCCCGGCTTTCAGGAAATCAATGTATTCCTGCTGCCGGTCAACCATAGATTGGAGTTTAGAGACAGAATACTTGTCGAGTGCACGCATCTCGTCCGTATCGCCGTCTATATTGGTCTCCGTGTTGCCCTCAACGAGCGTATTTATCTCCGAGTTCGTAGGAGACCAGCCGATGCGCGTGTTGCGCATGCGTTCCAACGTCCTTGCCTTTTTCTCGCGGAGCATCTTCTGCATGCTTTCCAGGCGGAGCTTTTCCTGCATGACGAGGCCGGCCATCTCGATTGCGGCCGCGCCCATGTTGTATGTGCCGTTATAGACCATCTTGTGCAGGTCCGGGTCGCCCTCCTCGTTCGTGGAGTCCAGGGTAGCCATGAGGAAATCCCTGACCTTGATAATCTTCTCGTCCGTCTGGAGTTCCGAAATCGGGACACCCTTGGTCCGCTTCGGCTTCGGTGCCGACGCCACGACCTGCTCCTGCTGGGCCGTAAATTGCTGGGTAGCCTGTCTGGCCATCGCATCGGTGGCCTGCTTATATGCTGCAAATGGATCACTCATGTCCAAAATATACCAAAATTAGGGACCAAATACAAGAAAGCCGGCCATCGCTGGCCGGCTTGTGGGAGTTGAAACGTGTCCGGTTGATTACGGCTTGTCACCCACAACTACATAGCCCTTCTTCGGGACGTAGATGTTCGGGCGGTCATACGCGAACGTTGCCGTCCACGTAGCGATGTCCGCCTGTTCCTTGTACTCCGGCGTCTGGTCAATCTTGACCTCGAACGGCCAGGCGTTGACGTAGCACACGCTCATGATGCAGTTGAGGTAGTGCCAGTCAAACATCTCGCAACGGATTGCCGCGTTGCGGAGAAGGCCGGAATACTCGTTGCCGTAGTTCGCCTGCTGGCCAGCACCAAGATAAATCTTGTTGTTGCCTTCATTCGTCGTGCGGCTGGAGTCGGAGTCGAGCATCGCCGTGGTCGGGCTTTCGGAAAGAAGGCCGCAGTTGAAGAGCTGCTCCTTCCAGGCGACGAGCGTCTCGTAAGCCTTCAAGTCCTCATAGAGGTAGCCCTTGATGCTGAACTGGCCGGCAATGCCTTCCTGTCCAACGGGGACCTGGTGAGGGAAGTTCGAGTACACGATGCTCTTCTTGGCGATCTTGACGTTCGGCAGTTCCGGCATCTTCAAGATGCGGATTGCGAACTCATGCTCACCGCCACTGTTGGCGAACGAGTCCCCGTTGGAGGGCTCAACGCCGACAAGGCCGAAGATGCTGGTCGGGATGACCAAGCGTGCACGGGTGGTGCGCCACGGATCCGTGAGATGGTCAATGGCGCCGCCCCAGAAGGCGACCTTTTTCTGCTCTTCCGAGAGGGTATTGTATATTCCTTCGCTTCTTGCCATGATTCATTCTCCTTAGATCAGTGCGGTTGTGACCTGGTTGCCGTTTTCGGTCTTCACAAGTTCGGTCTTGAGCTGGATCCAGCGGGCCGTCTTGGTCGGGCGAATACGGAGCCAAACATTGAGTTTGCCCTGGTCAATCACCGGTTGCGGGTTGTTGGTTTCGTTACAGATGCACTCTGCCATGTAGAAGCCGGACGGGCGGGCGTTCTTGATGGAGTCGAGCGATGCCTGGATGGTGGACTGGATGTCCGCACGGACTTCCGGCGTGTTCAGGTCGAACACGTAATTGTCCAGGTAGTGGTAGTACATCTTGTGGATGCCGGCCACCAACATCGCAACGTGGATCTGGTTGAACGCAGTGTCTTCCATCTGCAAGGTCCAGTCGCCCCAGAAGAAGTTGCCCTTCTTGGTGCAGCGCGTCGGGTTGACGTGGATGTTGATGAGCCTTGCGATGTCGGACGTGGTGTCTTCCGGGTAAGAGTAGCGGCGCGGGTACTTCTCGGAAGTTCCCCATGCGCTCGGGACACCACCCTTCTTCTTACCGGCAGGCGGGTACCAGAAGATAGAGCCGCTGCGGTTTGCCGTCACGAGGGCAGCAATCTGAACGGACTTGTCGATGTCCACCACGTTGTGCGTGTAGAAGTTGTCCATCACGCGGCCCTTGCCGTCGTAGAGCGCGGCCCAGCGGCCGAGCGTAGTCGGGAAGGAGGTTGCGCCGTCATACTTCTTCAACGCCTTCGCGATTTCGGCTTCGCCGATACCGCCGAGGAGCGCGAAGCAGTCCTTACGGGCTTCACAAACCGTCATCATTGCGCTCATGACCTGCGTGTTGAGGGTTTCGATGTCCTTCATGCCGAAGTTGTTGATGTTCGTGCCCGCGGAGACGAGGAACGAGACATCGGAGCCGTCCTTGTCGAGGAACAGGTTCCAGACCGTGGCGAGGGTGCTCGTGGACATGTTGTTGGCAGGCTGGTAAACCCACACAGCGTCGTTCACGATAGCCGGGTCATCCGGGTTGAAGGAGATGCAGGTGCTTGAACCGTCGAGAACACCGTTGTAGATGGTCTGGGACAGGTCGTAGGAGTTGTTGTCCAGGAAGTTGTCGAGCACGCCGCTCTCGTTGAGGAGGAACGACACGCCGGTGTCCGCAAGTTCGAAGCCTGCGGCGTATTCGATGGACAGCTGGGTCTGGCCGTTGAGCACATACGGGACAACGGTTCCTTCGAACTCATACACGTTTCCGTTGAAGCGATACTGCACGTTGAGGAAGAGGCGGGCGACGTTTTCGCCGTCGGCAGTCAGAGCATACACCTGCTTCGGGTTGCCGGTGAACTCGACGTCCTCATACTTCGTGGTAGCGAGGCCGAGGCCGAGGAAGGTTGCACCGATTTCAGCGCTTGCGAGGCACTTGCTGGACTTTTCGACGATGTACTGGTCCTTGCCCATACCCGGGTTGATGTAGGCCTTGCCGTCATAGTCGGCAACGAGCACCAGGTTGGTGTCGGTGACCAACAATGCACCGGTTTCGGTAGCAAGGGCCTTGCCCTGGGTGGTCATGCTGAACTGGGCAGCGTTCTGGGCAGCCGTCGGAACATAGAGCGAGTAGGCGCCGACCACGAAGAACTGGCCGATGTCAACGCTCTTGGTGAACTTGACCGTGTAGGAGATGCCTTCGCCAAGGAGCTTCTTCAACGGGTCCTTGACGATAACCTCGCCACCGGTGAGACCAACCACAGTGAACGTCTGCGGATCCGGGTCAATGTAGGAGTTGTCGCCATCGGTAATGGCCAGCACATCCCCGACCTGAACCTTGCCGTCCAAGTCAGTGTTTGCAATGGTCATCTTGGAGCACTCGACACCGTAGGTTTCGACACTGCCGTTGGCCGCAGACCAGGTAGTGTCGTCGAGGGTGAGCACGGTTTCGATGGTATGTGCACTTGCATACACATCCATTGCAGCGCCGGTGAGGTCAATCAACTGGTAGAAGTGTTCACCGGCAGTGTCGTCCATGCCTTCCGGGAGGGCGTCAAGGGTGATTTCGCCGGTCATCACGTTGATTGCCGTGATCTTGGCGGTACCAACGACCGGGTTGTGCCACTTTTCCATGAACTCGGTGATTTCGGCTTCCGTTTCCACCGTGGTAGTGCCGGAGCCGAGCACGACAGCGACTGCATCGCCGACAGCGTATTCCAGCGCGGCGCTCGTGTCGAGCTTGAGCTTGTTGGCCTTCAAGTCGAAGGTGACAATGTCGTTCACGACTGCACGATTGTTGTAACCGACCGCGGAAGTGCGGAATGCCTTGGCGATGGTCTTGACCACGTCGCCCCAGCTCTTTGCGTCGCTGATGTCGGCGAACACGCTGTCAACCTTTTCGCTGAACTCGGAGATGTAGGAAGATTCGACCGCGATGGAATCGAGGCCAGAACCGTCGAGCTCTTCGTTCGGGGTGCAGAGATACTTGGCAGCATTGGTAACGGTGACGGTCGTCGTGCTGTATTCGGTGTATGTGCCAGAAGCGGACACGATGAACTTCACTGTGATGACGTCGCCATCAAAGAGGGTCACGTTGCCGTCAGCGTTTTCAATGCGGAACACGCCTGCCGGGAGGGCGTTGCCATCCACGTCAGTGGTCTTGAAGGAGATTGCACCGAGCGAGTTGAACTCGTTGTTGATGATGCGGACCGGGATGATACCGTTGTTGGCATCGTTCACGATGATGCAGGAACCGTTCGGGAGAGAATCCTTGACGGAGAAGCGTTCGCCGGCAGCGAAGTCGGCAATGTTCATCACCGTGAAGGTCTTTGCACCACGACCGGCAACGGCAGTCTTGACCGTGAGGTAGTCGAAGCCGTCGGCAACGGCAGTCGCGTCGCTGCAATAGAAGGCAACGGACGGACGGTTGTAGCTTTCCAGGTAGGAGCTGTCATCCGGGGACACGGAAACGTCGAACTCGTCGATGGAGAGAACAGTCGCGCTGGCGAACTGGTTGCTTGCGCCACCTTCCGTGATCGGGAAGTAGAGCTTTTCGCCGACAGAGAAGGTCGGACGGGCACCGAGGGTCAGGGTGAGCGTCTTGCTGACCAGGTTGGTCTGGACGTCGACGATGTCGTAGGACTCGTAGGCGCGGTTGGCGCTGCTCGGGTCGCTGTTGATGATCGCAAAGAGGACGGTGTCGGTCGGAGCCTTCTTGCGTTCGTTGTCGTACCAGCGGCATGCCTTGCTGTCGGTGAACTCTTCACCGGCGCTTACTGCGAAGTCAACGTTCTTGCCGGACTTCACAGTCTCGGCGATGTTGTTGATCTTGCGGCGCACGCCGAAATCGGCGGCAGCATCGGTCTTGAAGCGGGTTGCCGCGAAGTGCTTCATCTGGAAAGAGTTCTTCGGCTGTCCATCATACCGGAAAGCGTTGCGGTCGTAGGTCACGACGAACGCATCGGACTTGAGGTCCCTCTTGTAAGGGCTGGACTTGTCGATTTCTTCGCCGTAAGGGCGAACGAACTCAACCACGCCACCGTTGTCGATGACGCCACGGGCGGCATACAGGCCCTGGTTGTATTTGGCATTGTTGTAGCCATATCCGAGTATGGCATCCATCGCGCCGGAGTTCGAGATGTTGAGGATCTTGTTCATCTCGCCTTTTGCGGCGAAACCAACAATACCGGCGATGGCGGACGGGTTCTGAACCTCGCCATAGGCGGAATTATCCTCGATCGAAAGCAGAACTCCAGGGGCGCACAGGTCACCCATCTTTGTAGCCATGATTTCCTCTCAGGTTGGTGATTTTACGCTTCTAGTTTAATAGGTGGGCACGATTTTTCACGGCATACCGGCACCCGGGATATAAACTATGGTCGAAAACCACACAAAACGCCCGAAAGAGGAACCATGGACGGAGTCGCAGTAAACGAAGAACTGAACAACATCAAGGACCGTTTCCCGGAGGAAACCGCCCTGGTCGAAAGTGTGCAGAAGCTGTTCAACAAGGAAGTGCAGATTATCTCGGACCGCAGCATCAGGGCCCTGAAAGCCTTCCCGATGCAGTTCACGAAGCGAATTCCGACAGCCGACGGCGAATGGACGACCCAGCTGCACATCTGGGCGGATAACCAGGTCGCCGAACTGCTCGACATCGACCCGCTCGTCCTCACCGCCCGCAACTCGGACGGCGAATGTGTCCTCATGAGCCTCCTCATGGCGGCAACTGGCCGCTTCACCCAGCAGGTGAACTATCCGCTCATCCAGAAAATCCTCGACACGGACATGCAGTTCCAGTATCTGACCGAGCCGGGCGACGAAAGCTCGGTCCAAACCGGCAACGTATGGGACGAGGAAGACCTCGACCACAAGACCCCGCTCGAATACCTCGCCGACTTCGCGAAGGGAACTGGCGTCTTCGGTGGCTGCGGACAGGATCCCCTCGTGAGACAGATGCTCGAAAACTTTGCAGACCGCCCCGAACCGGACAATGGCCCCGGCGAACCACTTTCCGACCCCAACTTCAACGAAGACCAGGCCAAGAAGGCCATCGAACAGTCGGAAGCCCAGCTCGCGACAACCGCGGAAACCAACCCGCAGAATATTCCTACCGCAGACCAGATTGTCCAGCAACAGGAACAGGTCCAGCAGCCCGCCGCACCGGCACAGCCGGCAGCGCCTGCCCAGCCTGTCCAGCAACCGGCACCGCAGGAACAGCCTGCCCCTGCCCAAGCTCCGGCTCCGGCACCCGCGCCGACCCAAACGCCTGCACCGGCCCCGGCACCAGCCGAAGAGCCGACCATTTCGGTCCGTGAACGCTGCAAGCAAATCCTCGAAAACAACCCAACCGTGAACGACCCGGACGCTGCCCCGATCGCCGGAAGCAAGAAATTGCTCGAAGCGCTCGTCACCATTGGGAAGAACACGATAGACTTCTCGTAATGAAACTCATTTTCTGTTCATTTCCGCTTTTCAATGAAATACTCCCCTCGCTAGACACCGAGGGGATGTCCCTTCTGCACACAATGATCGGCAAGAACGACTATTCCACGAAAACCGTGGCATACCTTGTCGGCACAAATGCAAAGAACGCCCTCCTCGGGGCGGTCATCTTCTCGCATACCGGGGACACCGGCGCAATCCATACCTTGTGTGTCAGGGATGACGTCCAAAAGAAAGGCCTTGGCACCCGTCTTGTGGACAGTGTCAAGGCCGGGTGTGCCACCGTAACCGTAAACGGGATACACACCGCGTTAGATTTCTACAAGAAACAGGGGTTCGTTCCGGTCGATAAAGACGATCCGGGACCGGTCATTCCCCTTGTTTGGCATCGCTGAAAAGACCATCCCGCATATCGTCAAACGCTAGAACCATAACCGGCTCCGGCTTGCCGTCCTTGACCCACTTGGTCAAGATTTCGTCGATTTTCTTTTCAGTATCGTCGCCGAACTGCGCCTTCATCAATTCGACACACTTGCCGTATTCATAGACGGGGACGGTATCGACTTGCATCGAGCATTCCGGGTCCGGGATGCCGGCATCCATCGCATCGACTATGCCAATCATCGCCTCGCGAGGGAACTCTGGAATAATGCCGCCGACCTCGCTTTCTTCGAGTTTGCTGTCGCGTTCGTCAGGCTCAAAGGCATCATACACCACCGGCGCACATTCATGCAGATACGGAAGCGACCTCTTGGTATTGTAGTCGAACCATTCCATGGCGTCCGTGTATGCGCGGTCCTCCGGGGTCTCGCCTTCGTCAAGTTCATCCGCATTCGGAGTAAATGTCTTGGCAAGCTCGTCGATGCAACGGGAGCTCTCATATACGGAAACTACAACCGTTTCCAGTTTCTGGTTGTCCGTGGGCTTGACTTGCTCACCGTATTTTACGCGAGAGTATGTCGGGCGCTTGACATCCTTCGGCTCCACGATGTAGGTAAACTTCGCCGTCCCGATCATCGCACCCTCCATATCATGAAGGAGGATGACGTGTCCGGCCTCGTTATCCCGTTCGCAGGCGACCTTAATCCTGGCCTGGACATCCTGCGGCAATGAGGCGATATATTCCTCGTCTTCGGATTTAGACATTTTGCATCTCCATTTTTATTACGGTTCCACGGTCATCGTTCGCAGCGTTTCCATGTGCTCATCGACTTTCGCGGCTTCGACAAATTCCCGGTCAGCGGCCTCCGGGTCCGCACCCTGGCTTGCCATGACTTCGGCCTGCTCGGGGGAAATCCCGAACAGGTCGGCCAACTTACTTGCCTTTTCTGAACTTGGGGTACTTGGCCTGGATGACATCGTAGGCCTCCTCCACATACTTTCGGTCAATGACACCGGCCTTGACATTGGTCCAGGCGGAATTGTGCGACATGTCATAGACAACCATCACCTTGTTGATGAAGGCATCGCGGGCAGCAAGCACTTCATTCTTCGCCCTGCACCACCGGTTGTCAACCTGCATGCCGCCAAGCGCCTTGAACGTCTTGGCCTGGAGTTCAAGCGGCAGTTTCGTGAAGTTGGTATTGTTGAGACCGTTCACGATCTTGATGTACCTGCGGTCCATGGAAAGAGACTGCAGAACATTATATGCCTTGAACTCTCCGATTTCCGCCTCGCTCAGCGGGAGCTTCTCGATACGGTTGTTCAGAAAGGTAAACGCGTTGAACCCCATCGGCACCCCCTATTGGCGACCCATGCCGTTCTGGCCTGGCCACGTTTGCTGGACACCCGGCTGAGCATACTGGACACGCTGCTGCGTCTGGGCCTGTGCCTGCGCCTGGACTTGGACCTGCGGACGAGGTTGCATCTGTTGTTGCGGCTGCGCCTGCTGCTGCATCGCGGCAAGCTGTTCGGCGGTAAGTTCCGGCGCCTTCTGCGGTGTCTGGAGCCAGCCTACCTGATGGACAAGCATCGCGGTGGCGGACAGATAACCATACAGCATCGTTTCCGGGTCAACCTGGCCACGGGTGTCAGCGAGGGCATCCGCAGTAATCTTGCCGAACGAGAACAGGCCGCGGTCGTTGATGCGGTCGAACGCATACTTGCTGAACGGAATGTAAATGCTCATCGGGTCTTCCACGTTGGAAGACAGATACATTCTGAGGCCGCGAGGATCGTTGCGGGTGACATAGTTCCAAATGTCGGCGATGGTTTGTGCGCTCGCGAAAATGCTGGGCCTACCAACCACGTTTCCGCCATTCTTGAGGAAGGTCACATGGAGGCTAACAATCATCGAACGGATGTCCGGGTAGCATGCGTTGAACGTGTCGATAATCGTCTGGCGTTCATAGCGGCCGTTGACCGCAGCCACTTCCTGCTGCACGATAAATTCGAGACGCTCGAAAATGGAGCGCTTGTAGAACTTGATTTCGTCCGCGGTGCAGCCGTGCATGGAGAACTCGATGGGGATGCAGCGGGACTTGATAGCCGGGCGAACTTGCCAGATGTCGTTACAGGTCAGGATGAAGCGGAGGGTCGCGGTCGAGGATTCGATTACCGACTGGAGCTCCTTGAAGAACTTCTCCGGGTTGAGTGCCTTGTCCACTTCGTCGATAATCACGAAACGAGGCTTGCCGTCGCTCACGCGGAACATCTTGTACTGTTCGATTTCGTTAATCACCTCGCTGGCCTTGCCATAGAGGAACTTGCTTTCCGTCCCGAGGATGTTCGGGATTGCCCTGGCAAGACTGGTCTTGCCGGTTCCCGGGCTACCGGAATACAGGACATAGTTTCCGAAACTGTTGAGTCGGAGGGCCGTGTCGACCATACGCTTGATTGACGGCGGGAGGATAATTTCATTGAGGGTCTTCCCTCGGTATTTTTCTTCCCACGGGAGGGAGAGTGGGGTTTCCTTGGACGGGTCCGCCTGCTTTGCTGCGGCGACCTGAGCACCCTTGGTTGTAAGCAAACTTGAAGACATTATATACCACTCGATAAAGTTTCTCGGTGAAATATAGCAAAAACGCTAAACTATGTGCATGGATAGGTCTTTCCCCAAATTCATCGCATCATTGGATGTCCTCGATCCGCAACTAAAGGCTAAAATCGGGACCCGCTACGAGTCCTATCTCGAAGCGCTCGCCACCGACGTAATGCCGCAACAGGCAATCCCGGACATCGGGACCTGCGTCAACCCGCAGGTCGATAACCCATATTTCGATGAAAAGACTTCAATAAAGGGGAAGCGTAAGGAGATTGCCGAGGAAGCCAAGCACAACCGCGGCGGGGCAACCAACTTCCCGAAGCCGGGAAGGACCACCCTCGGTATGCCGGACAACTGCACCGCGATTAGATAACCTTCTTCCTCGGACGGCAGAGGAGATTCTTCACTGCCTCGGATTCATCAAATTCAAGCTCTTCCGGCCAGCCGACGGCCTTGAACAGGCGTCCCAGAACCTGGGCGACGCTCATCTTCCAGTGCTTCTCCCAGTCAGGCGTAAACAGTTCAAGCAGGTGCGGAGGCATCTCGTCGCCGGTGTAGCAAATCACCGTGACACCATACAGGGCATCGGCCTTCTTGACGAACTTCATCTTGTCGCCGGCAGCAATCGGTTCATACGGGAACTGCGAGAGGACCGGATCGAACTCGATGAGGTAGTTCCACACGGCAGCGGCCCTGCGGCGCCAGTCAACCCTGGCAAGCTCTTCCTTCGGCATCCTGTACATCTCGGCAAGCGTAGGCGGTTCTTCCTTGACGCCGGACGGGCAGGACAGGTGCGTGAAGTCGTTCTTCTTGACAAGCTCGTAGTATTCGCGCTTCATTTCGAGAAGTCGGTCGCGCACCACCTTCTTGTCCATTGTGTTCAGCATGAGCGTCACCATGTCCATCATACGTTCGCGGGAGAACAGCGTGGTGGAGCTTCGGACGATTTCGAGGCCGGTGATTGCGAACTCGGGCTTCACTTCGAGAGTGCCCTTTACCCACTTGCCATTTTCCTTGTGGCCCTTGTCAAGATAGACGATGTCTTCCATGCTCTCCACGAGACAGATATACTTCTTTTTCGCGGTGACAATGGCCTTGTGGATGCACTTCTCGCGTTTCAGGAACAGTTCGTTGACGAAGTAGTTCCACTGCTGTGCGTAGGCGAGCATGAACTCGTCCAGCTTCTCTTCGAGGGCGACCGCGTCGAACATGCGGCAGAAGTCCGTCATGCGGTAACGGTTGTAGATGATGCGGACATCGCCGTCCTGCACGATGCCGTCGGCGAACATGATCTGCATCTTCGTGAACCCGGTCTTCTCGTCCGGGACGCGGTTGCCCGGATCGTTCCAGACACCCGGGGCATACATCTTGCAGGCAGCCGCAAAGAACTTCTTCGCGTCGGTTTCCTGCTCGACGGTAAATACCTTGGACAGGAAGCGCTGGTGGCCGCGGAACGCGACAATCTCGATATTCTTGCCGGTATGCGTCTCGAAGCCTTCCATGATGTCGCCGAACTTCACGAAGAAGGAGTCGGTATCGCCATGGGACATGCGGCGCTGCTGGACGACACCTTCGGAGTCAACTTCGGTGCCGACGAACGCGGGCTCGATGCGCGGGACATACCCGAACGTATCGTAGAACCGCTTGTCTTCGACCAGCTCCTCGTTGATATACTTCGCCATGCCGTTGATGGTATACTTGATAAGCTGCTGACCATACGCGGTAATGGATGCCGCGTTGTCCACGTCGTAGAGCGGGAAGAACGGGGAGCCGAGCAAACCGTAGAGCGAGTTGCCGAGCACCTTGTACACCTTCTGCATCATGTCGTAGACGCCGGTCATTTCCGCGTCGCCCGCCTTCTTCGCGGCCTTCATCTTCTTCTTCAAGTTGGAACGGCCGTCGAACAGAAGCCTCGTGACTTCCGGCACGACGCCGACCTTGTCCTTTCGGAAGAATACCTGATACTGGCCGTTGTGGGTCCACGGAGAACGGATAAGGTTCTTCAATTCCTCTTCCGGGACCTGGTAGTCGATAGGATAGACCACCTTCATTTCCGGCGAGGTGTTGAACGTCATCATGATGGATGGGTAAAGGGAACGGTAGTCGTATGAGACCAGCTTTTCCTTGTAGCCCGGGATAGCATACACGAATGCGCCAGGAAACTCCTCCTTTTCCTGTGCGCGTAGTGGCGGGAACGTTCGGCCTGTCTTGTGCAGATGGTTCAGGACAAAGCCGACCAGCATTTTCTTCGACTCGAACACGAACGAGAACGGAACCCTGGCTTCCGCGGATGCGGACACCGCCAGGTGGAACATCTTTTCCTTCTGCTCGATCTTCTTCAGGAGGCGGACGTCCTGCATGTTATACAGGATGAACATGTCCCAGTGGTTCTTCCAGGACAGGTAGCCTTCGGGAAGCGGAGCCTTGTGCTCGCCGACCGTGATTTCGCCGATGTAGTCCAACTTGTAGGACGGCTGTTCGGAGAAGGTGTACTTGCGGTAGAGGTCGAGGAAGTCGATGACTTCCGTGCCCGCGATGTGGAGGTCGCCTTCTCGCTGGTCAACCCATGCACGCTTCTCGGCAGCCGGGAGCCTGGACATGAGCTTGAGCGGGATCTTCAACTTCGCCGCTCGGTTGACCATGTAGGTAGTATCGTATGTGAAGTTCCAACCGGACAGGATTGACACGTTGTTGTTGCCAATCTCGGTGAACAGCCTGGTCAGGAGTTCGCCTTCGGTCTTGCATAGGACATAGCGGCCGTTGTCCTTGGCCATCTCGTCCTTCACCTCCTGGCTGACGTCCTTCGCCACGCCGTAGGTGATGTAGTTGTCCGTCTTGGAAAAATAAATCGTTACGCAGTTGATCGGGTATGCGGCCACGCTCGCGCGTGGGAATTTACCGGTGGTCTCCACCTCAATATCGAGGAAGCAGAGGTTGATTTTCGACATGTCGGCTTTGAGCATGCCGGCATTTGCGTAGAAGCGGGAAAGGAACCTCGCCCTCGGGTCGATGTCGATTTCTGCAAGGTGGTTGCGCGGGCCGGAGAACTGGTGGCGGATTTCCCGCTCGTCCTTCGTATGCCGCTGCACGGCAAACATCTCGTTTCCGTAGATGTCGTGCATGCCACACGGTTTTGCGCCGAATTGCCCCCGTATATTGGTATAGAACGTGTTGATGTTCTGCAACACGTCCATAGTGCCATCCATGTACCACAGGAACATTCTGTCCTTTTCCGGGTCATGGTAGATGGCCTCCCACATCTTGGGAGCTTTTACTTCTGTATTAGATACAGGTATCTCCGGCATATCCAGAAATATAGCAAAAAACGGACCGGCATTGCCAGTCCGATTTAATTTTTCCGCGCAAGCGAACAGTTACTTCTTGGCGAACTGTGCCTTCGCGTTCTTGATGTGGGACAAAATCTTGTCGATATTGTCCTTTTTCTTGCCTTCGGCACCGGCGCCGAGGCGTGTTTCCACGAACTTGCCGAGGAGGTCCCAGCGCTTCGGGTCGGAAAGGGTACCCTTCATGAACTTCTTGTTGTCCTTGGCGTCACTTTCCATGCCTGATGCCGCGCTCTTGGCCTTGCTGTCGAAAGCCGGCTTCTGGGGAGGGGTAGTGGTAACGCACTCGACCTGGACGCCCTTGGCGGCCTTCACTTCCGGGTCAGTCGTAGTGAGGGACTGGGTCACGACCTTGGTTCCGCCTGGACCGGCGGTCTTCTTCAAGTCAACAGTCTCATTTTCAGTCTGCTGCTTGACGTCCTTTTCGGGCGCGGTCTTGGCCTTACCGACCTTGGAATTCTTGGAGAGCACGAGCGACTTACCGCCGCTGCACCACTTGTTGGTATCAAAGACTTCACCGTTGAACATCTTGATGCCTTCGCACATAGGCTTCGGATTGTCAGTCTCGTTGAACGGTTTGTCGATGATCGGCTGACTGCAGATGCCTTCGAGGATGGCCTGCACCTTTTCGTCGCCATAAATATCGAATGCCTGTGACATTGGGTAAACTCCGGTGATTGGACTTTTTACTAAGTTTAGAAGATGTCCCCGTTTTTGCCCGTCAGGCAAAACGGCTGAACCCGATGTTCGAGCAGAGGACTGCCACGGACAGCTTCTTGGGGCCCTTCTTGCGGATGCGCAGCCTCTTTCGGACCGGCTTCATGGGTTTCTGGGCAGGAGCCTGAGCGGCCACAGCCGGAACTTCCGGCGTGATTACCTTCTCCGGTTCGCTGTTTCCGGTGATTTCTTGTTCTGTGGTCTGTTTCTTTCGTGCCATACTTGTCAGTTTATAGCAAATCCCGGAACCTATAAACTGTATTCGAACAATTCCGGCGGCACAATGAACACTACCGAGTCCCAAATCCAGCTTTCACCCTCCGAACTCTACCATCCGGGCGTTTCCCCGGCAATCCAGGACCTGTCCCGCAAATCGGGCATGCCCGAGACCGAAGTCGCATCAATCTACGCCCAGACCGAACGCGACGAAAAGAACGACGCAGCGGAAAACCCGGACAAGATCGTCATGGACGTCTACGGCAACTGCCGCTTCGGCGACAAGGTGTGGAGCGAGACCCGGAAGAAGGTGCTTACCCCGGAAGAAACCGAAAGTGACTCGGAGCAGGAACTCGAAGATACGCTTTCCAGCATGAGCACCATGTTCTCCCCCGAAGAAGAACAGAAGTCTCCGGGCAGCACGGGCGAAATCGAGGATGCGTTTGCCAGCGGAGCGAACAGTTTCACTCCCAGCATCGACAACAACTCGCTCGGGTTCTCCGACGAAGACATGGCGCTTACGAACTCCGTCGCCGACGCGGCAGCTGCCGACTACGACCTCCCGGACGACTCCGAACCGTTCGGGACCGACACGTTCACGGACATCGACCCCAATGTCACGCCGGACAACGTGAACTCCGCCCCGGACGGCACCCCGGCCCCGACAGGCGGAGAAAAAACTCCATTGGAAGAAACCAAGGAAGAAGCCGTCAAAGCCTAGCGCACCGCGAAATTCAAAAGGCCTCCCGTCCGGGAGGCCTTTCTTTTTGTCCAATCGAGACTATGCCTTGGAATAGGTGCACTTCCTGGACATGAGACCCGTGTTGAAGAACGCGAGGAACTTGCTTTCGCCGTCGTCGGAAACGGACCATTCCACCTTGGCGCCGGAACCCATGATGACGGTTCGGAGGAAGATGTCATACGGCATCTTGAACACCTTGTTCGGTGCATGGACTTCGCACTCGCGGATAGTGAAGTTGTAATCCACGCGGTCCGTCTTTGCGACCACCATAATCGTGTTGTCGTCGGAAGTATGGAGTTCGATTTCCTTCGCCGGGAGAATTTTCTTCATGTGGGCGATGGAGAGAACCAGGCCCGAACCCGGGATGGTGGCAAACTTCGAGAGGCCGGCATTGTTGAACGTCTGGACCTGTGTATCGAGGAACGGGAACGAGATGGAAAGGTCGTCGTCGCGAACCGCGATGCGCTTCGAGGTGAAGTCGAGTTCCATCGTCACGACCATGTCAATCTTGATCTTCGAAAGCACGTTGAAGATGACGGACGGGAGCCTGATGGAGAAATCCTTCGGCTTTTCGTCTTCGCTCGCAGCGGCATGTGCCTGGTTGTTGAAAACCGTGGCCATGCAGAAATGCTCGTCACCGATACGGAAGGAGATGACACCGTTCTTGCGGTGCATTTCGATATACGGGAACCCGTAAGTGCTGTCACCGACCATGGCCATGTCAAGCTGGCCAATGACGAGGGTTTCGTCAAGGTCGAACTTCGGAACGTCCGGCACCTTGTCGGCAGGCTGCACTTCGAGGCCGCACTCGAAGTTGAACTCGTCGCTGTTCTCGGCAAGGAACCCGAAGACGAACAGCTTGCCGTCAACGAAGCTCATTCCGGCAAGGATTGCATCCTTGTCATCGACCATGTTGATGTCGCATGCCGCGCAGAACTCGTTGGCATAAACGACCACGTCATGCGGAAGCGGATCGGAACCCTTTGCCGCGCTTGCCTTGGCAACTATGCCGTTGCCGGTAGTGAACGTAGCTTCGACGGAGCCGTCATAGGACGGACGGGTCGAAATTCGGACACAGAGACCCGGGTCATAGGAACAGCTTTCCTTGATAAGGCCGATGGCTTGTCTGAAATTCCCTTCCTTGGTCGGGAACATGAGCATCTTTTCAATGTTTGTCTTCTGCATATTAAAACCTCTTGGCGAGAAACTAGGTTTTCTCCATTAAAAAACGGGGCCGGATGGCCCCGCAGTAATTGTATTCCAGCATGTCGGCTAGACGACGTTCTGGAAAATCTGGTCATACCTGGACGTAGTGTCCTCGCTCTCGTCCGGCAGGAACTGGTCCTGCGCGAGCGCGTTGTCTTCCGCGAGGGAACCGAACACGCCAGAGTCGGTAGCTCCGGCAGCGGGACCTTCCGGTGCGGGAGTAGCCACGCTGAACTCGTCGCCCGGCTTGACCGACGTTTCGTCATACGGGTCGTTCGGGAGCTGGAGTGCGGTCATCTCGGCATCCGGGTTGTGCATGCTTCCCTGGGAGTCGAACATTTCAGGAAGGATCTTGCCGAGCTGTTCCTTGAAGTGGTCCGGCGTGGTGTACTCGTCTTCGAGCGCAGTGAACACGGCTTCCCACTTTTCTTTCGGGAGACGGACATCGGTTTCGCTTTCTGGAACCGGACGGCTCGGATCGGTCGTCATGTCATTCTTGATAAACCCGAAGAGCTTACCGAACGCGTTGATGATTTCCTGGTCCTTCATGTCCTTGATACCGGCGAACCCGTTGAGCTGCTTGTCCATGCCGAGGATAACCGGGGTTTCTTCGGCAGAGCTTGCGATGATTTCCGCCATGTGGTCGGTTGCGCCATTTTTCAGGATGGAAGCGTTTTCCGTCGCAAACTCGGTATAGGTCGGATCGTTGGCCTGAACACCGCCGGCAGTCGGATCGGTCATCTGTTCGTTGGCCTGCTCGGCATTGGCGACCACCTGGTTCGGGTTATCGTCGTCCGGTTCGGCGGCAAAATCTTCCGGTCCAAAGCCGTTCGCGCCAGCTTCCTGCTGTTCCATGAGGATGCGGCGTGTTTCCCTCATGTCGCGGCCAAGCTGCCACCCGACGGACTCGACCATGCGGGTTTCCGGGTTGAGCCCAGGTTCCGCCGGCTTGTTTTCGGGCAACACCGAGTCGAGGTCGTTATAGAGAAGGTCGTCCATGTTGGCCGGCGCATCTTCCGCGGCGAAAGCGTCAATCGTTTCGAGGATGCGGTTGCCGAAGTTCTTGACGTAGTCCTCGCTCTCGATACCGAGTTCGAGCTTCTTGATTTCCCCGTTCTCGTTCGTCACGATGACGGAAATGTCGCCCTTGGTGTTCGGGTAGAGGATGTCAACGGTAAACATCTTTCCGCGACGCGATACGCGAAGCAGGCAGCGGGACTTTTCGGCGTCGATGCTTTCCAGGTTGAGGCGGATGCCCTTGTTGGCCGTCTGCTCGGCGGCTTCCTGCATGATGTCCTTGACATTCTTGCGGGTCTTGTTATCGAAGAACGGATTGCGCTCGCTGTAAATTCGGCGGTCCCATTCCTCGGAAATCTGGTTGCCAATCGGTTCCATGACGCCCTTGGTCATGGCCTTGATGAGCTTGTCCTTCGCAGGCACAATCGGTCCGCTCTCGGTTGAGACGACCTTGAAGCCCTTCAACTTCGTAATCAGTTCACTTTTGTCGTATTGCGTCACGGCCATGGTAAATATCCAGTGCGGTTTCCCCATAGTTTATAAAAATGCCCCGGCTCCGCGCCGGGGTTCTTTATTCGCTTTCCTTCTCGGTGGAATCCACTCCGCCGAGGTGGACAAGATGGTCATAGTTGCCGTCGCCCTCGTCAACCACCGGAGGGGCGGCTTCCGCACCGCCTCCGCTGAACGCGTCCAGGTTCTCGGTGGGGTCGTCCCTGCGCATTTTCTCGGCGTGCAACGCAAAGGCCTCGGCAATCTCGTCAAGGTCGATGTCGAAGAGGTCGGTCGGGAGCCATTCGCTCTCGAAGATGCGCTTCGCGTGGTTGAACCGGTCGATGTCGTTCGCCGTCCACACCTTGAAGGTATGGCCGAACATGTTGGTATGGTAGCCAAGCGGCATGATTTCCGGGATGCCGCCAACGAGGAGAACTTCCTTGCCGGCGAACTGGAACGAGTTGTCCCCCCGGACATACCTGATTGCCGCGGAAACGCTGCAATCGACGGCATAGACGCCGTATAGGTGGCCACCGGTGACATAGAGGTTCCCGTGGTAGAAATCTTCCCACTGGTCGAGGAACATCAGCACCTGCTCGGAATTGATCTGCCCGTCGGTGACTATGCCGTTCCCGGTATAATAGTCCTTCGCGTAGGTCATGATGTCCGTCCCGTCGGGAACGATACCCAGCGAGGATGCGACCCTGGACTTGCCGTTGAACAGGCGGGTGACCATGAGTTCCCCGTCGGAGCCGAGCGCGGCGTGCGCGTAGTCGGAACCGTCAAAGGACGGCAACGAGGATAGGATGAAGATGGTCCCGGCGTCCACATAGACAATCAGCTGTTCGGCATGGATGTAGCCGAGCGTCCCTGACGTTATGTAGAACTTTATCGGGGTGTACCAGAGGTTGCGGTCCGCACGGATTGCTGCGCACCGGTCCATGAACTCCAACGACAGGTCATGCCCGTCATAGTCGCTCATGAATACGTTGAACGTGCTGTCGACCGTAGTGAGGCCGATCCTCTGGGACGGCAACTGCATCCTTACTTACCTTCCGGCTTAGCGTCGTCAGTTTCGCCTTCCGGCTTCGGGAAAATCGGGCGAAGCAAGGCGAGGGCGTCACGGATTTCGCGAGACGATTCGGAACCGCCGTTGGTCTCCTTGATGATTTCATCAAGATACTTGACGAAATCGCGGACACCTTCGAGAGTCGGGCCAAGCATGTCCGCGGTGTATTCGCGGGTATACTCGGTATTGTTCGGCTTGGCGACACCGTCAACGATTTCCACCGTATAGCCGGCTGCCCTTTCCTCGTCGTTAAGGACGAGCTGGTCGATAAGCGCATCGACAGTGAGACGGACGGTGATCGTGCATGGGATGCGGCCGATGAACCTGATGAGTTTGTACCGCTGTTCGAGTGTAAGTTTGACTGAGTTCATGACAATTTACCCTGTTTGGATGAAAACTAGGTTTTCTCGTGGAGCTGGCGAAGGTAGTCGTATGCCGCCCGCTCGGCATCCGACTTGCACGGGGCGAGCCGGAACTTGACACGTATCTTCAACCCGTCGGCAGTCACCGTCTCGACGACAGTGTCCTGGCTGTTCGCCGGGATGCAAATTCTGACCGTCTCGTCGCCGCACTGGACAACCGCCCACTTGCCGAGAACGAGGTCCTCGGGGAAGATTTCCGGCCCATCCACGACAAGGACGCCATCCACGATGGAACAGTTCTCGGGAAGTTCCGGGTTGAAGGTCACGATGAGGTTGCCGTTACAGCCGCCAAAGTGGCCGGCGTTGCCCTTCCCGGTCATGCGGGTCTCCATCATGCCGGGCCTGTAAATCAGGTTCTGGGTAATCTGGCGACGGTTCTCGCCGTTATTGCAATACGGGCACTTCTCGATGACGTTGATGCCGGTCCCGTTGCACTTGTTGCACTTCCTGAACCGGTGGGTAGTCGGGTCGCGATACCTGCCGTTACCGCCGCACTGGCTGCACTTTGCCGCCTTGGCAGCTCCGGTACCGTCACATTCGAGGCAGGTGGAACGGCGCTCGAACTGCACGGGCATCATGGAGCACCCGTGCATGAACACGGAAAACGGGATATTCACAGTGAGATGGATGTCAGAACCGTTGACCGCGGTCCTGGATTCGGGCTTCTTGCCGAAATTCCTTGCCACGGTCGGCGTGCCGAGAACAGATGCGTAGAGTTCGAACTCCGCCATGTAGGAGTGCTTCTTGTCATACTCCTTGCGCTTCTCGGGAGTCCCAATCTGCGCATAGGCCTCGTTGAGTTCGGCCATGCGCTGCTCGGACCCACCCTTGTCCGGGTGGGCTTCCTTGCAGAGGCGCCGGTAGGCCTTCTTAATGTCTTCGTCGGAGTCGGAGAGCTTTACGCCGAGAATGGTATATGGATTCATGTCTAGCCCGCTTGATACGGGCGTAAACTAGGTTTTCTTCCTAAAATCCATGTAGTCGATACCCGTTGCACGGCGGAACGCGCCGAGCGTAGCCTCACATGCTGCAGCGAGGCTGCTTATCGCGCTCCCGTTCGGGTCGGCGTCAAGGCCATCGGCACCCTGGTAGAAGGGCTCCCGGAAGCTGGACGGATCCGCGCGGAGACGGTCGAAGAGCTTCTTGATTTCCGCAGCGGCGTTCGAGTTCGGATGGTCCTTGGCAAGGCTGTCAACGGTATTGCTCACGATGACCAACCCAGCCGGAGTGTTGCGGTCATCGACCGCATCGCCCATCGGCGCAGCAGCGGCATCGCCCTGCGCGGCAACCATGTTGGCTGCGGCAGCTACGCCAGCATCGGAAAAATTGGACGTGCAGGTAAAGTCCTTCACGGAATAGTACGGAACAGTAGTGCGTTCGCCCGGGGTGCTGGAATACGCATCCCATGGCGTGGCGCACTTCTTCGTCTTGGTCCCCTTCTTCTTGGTTTCACCTGCGGTTACAAGCTGGGTCATGTTAATTTGCCTCCTTGCCGCCCTGGGTCTGGACAAACTTACGGGCTTCGTTAAACAACTGGGTTGACTTGCGTTCCGGGTTCTCGGCTTCCGCGTTCGGGTCGTTGGCCGCCAGGAGTTCCTTGTACTTGGCAGCCTGCTTGGCCATCAGCTCACGGTGCTTTGCTGCGACCTTCTTGTTGAAGTCAGCCTGGCCGGATGCGGATGCCTTCGCCTTGTCTGCCTCGATCTGCGACTGGCGTTCGGCCTCTGCCATCAACTGCTCATCAAGCGCCGGGTCAATCGGACGGTGATCCTTGAACTTGGACGGGTCAGCCTTCTCGGCATTGGCGAGCAGACGCTGGTAAGCCATGTTCTCGTAACGGTTCTTTGCCTTCGATACCGGAGAGACCGGCTTCGGTGCAGGCTTGGTTTCCTTGGAAACCGGTTCCCACTTTGCGCCGAACTCGTTAAGCGTAGAGACGACAGCAGAACGAGCATCTTCGCCACCGGAAACCGCGACAGCGGTTTTCTTCATGGCCTTGTCAAACATCGAAGATGCGATGCTTGTGCGGAACCCGTTCACCGTAATCACGTAACCATCGCCGTCCTTTGCCGTGGTATCATACTTGATGTCAACACCCAGCTTGGCAAGCGAATCAATTACGCGGTCCTTGGCTTCATCTTCGCTCACCTCGTTCATGTTGATGTAGTCCATCACATTCGTATTCGGCTTGAACCCACCGGCAGTATCCTTGTCGGTAAGGTCCGGCTTGATGTCGTCGGGGTTCACCTTGGCATACTCACGGCACATCTTGCGCATGAGCTCAACATACTCGTCGCGAGTTTTTGCCTTTCCGCTCTGCTTTGCCTTGGCAAAGATATCCACGATGTGCGGGAACAGAGTAGCAGCTTCCTTGACCTGTTTTGCACGATATGCAGACGCTTCTTTCTGCGGCATATCCTTCGGGGTAGGTGCACACATGAGGTCGATTGCCTTTTCGGCATTCGACATGTCATATTCGGTATTGTGCTGGTCAATGAATGCGCTGCTTTCCTTAACGAACCTTTCCTTGGACCGAACGGCCGCAGCCTGGTCAGCACCATCGGGAAGATGCAAGTAATCAGGGATTACATGCTCATCGACCAGACGAGCAATGACCATGGCAACATCCTGGTCATCCTGTTTCAGCTTTTCGCGGCTCGCATCGGAACCGAAATACTCGCCGAACGCCTTGGTAAACATTTCCCCGGAAACGTTGTCGGGCAGCTCACCCAAAATTTTTGCTGCTTCCGCCCGGACCTTGACGCCGAACTCATTGCGGATGCCAGCCGAGAAGTTCTTCGAAGCGGCACGAGACCTTGCATCACAGAACTGCTCGATAATCTTGTCAATGTCAACCGTAGCGTCATTACGGTCAATGAGGTCATATTCTTCCAGCTGGCCGAAGACCTTGGCAACTTCCGGTCTGGAATGACGGATTTCGTCGCGTTCGCCAAGTTCGGTAAAATACTTGTGGGCAAGAGAACGGATTTCGTCCTCGTCCATATCCGACGGAAGCTGGCTAAGGACCTTGAAGATCTTTCCTGCACGTTCGGCAGTAAACAAGTCAGTCGGCTTTACTTCACCGACATATTTGCCGTTTGACTGGAACTTGGAATTGGCATACATCTTGGTGCCGGAATTAGCCATTTCATAGCGCACGGCTTCGCGTTCCACGTCACCGTTCATTACAAAGACCAAATCGGACAGCGGAATGGAGCCCTTCTCAACGGCAGGCATAAGTTCATTCTTGATCTGGGACTTCAATGTCTCATCATCCGAAGTACGACGGGCGCGAACAGTCGAATTGAACCTACCCATGTTATCCGGGGTGTAACCCGTGTCGACGGACAAGTCAATGATGCGTTCAGCCACCGTCTTGCGAATACCGGCAATGAGGCTCATCATGTCGGCATCGGTCGGGACATTCACGGTGGAGAAATCGCCGTCCACGCCACATGCCTTCGCAATATCTTCAAACGTCATGCCACCCGGGGTCGTGGAAGCCTGACCATCGGGCCCATAATGAACCTGGACCTTCTTGGTCTTGACATTGTAGTCGCCGCGACTACGGTAATCGCTTTCGGGTTCAGGCGCAGATACCGACAGGTTTTTAGAATACACACCGACAGGCATGCCACGCATAAGGGCAACAATGTCTCCCTTCGTGCCATGATATTCCGCATCACCCTTGCGCTCGTCGTCAAAGATGTCATTCACGAGCAAATTCATGATGCCGTTTCCGGCAATGCCAGTAAATGCCTTGACCGGGTTTTCCTTCAAGGAAGCACGCTTCATCTTCAAGCCGGCGTCCTTGGCGTTGATTACGTCATCAGCGTCGTCCGCGCTAACATACCCGAGCATCTGCCCGAGGTGAGCGGCCAGCTTACGCAGCGACGGGTCGCTGTCCACGCGGTGCACCATGGCGGCATTGTAGAAACGCATGGTATCGTGAATTTCTTGCGTGGTGGCCTTTGCCTTGCGGGTGTTTTCCGTAGCATCCTTATAAGGATTGTTGGCCTTCGGGGACACGATCAAACGGGCAAACGAATCGACAATGTCATCGCTGTCCCCAGCCGCGGCAGTCGTGGAAACATTGCTGAGGCCATCGTCAACCACGGAATGTCTGCTCTTACGTCCAGCAAACCCGGTAGCCTTATCGCCGAGCGAACCGGCATTGGGGTCGGCCATCTGCGTAAGCGCGTCATCAAGCCCGGAGATAACCTTGCTTGCAACAAAGATTGCCTGCGGTGCAGTAACTTCGCCCTGCTGGGATTCGATGGAGCCAAGAATCTTCTCGCCACCGGAAAGAATCTTTTCAAACAGCGGGGCAGCGTTGAACTTGAACAGGCGTTCCGTGTCGGCAAGTTCGGCGGATGCCGTCGTCAATGCAGAACGGACTGCCTGACCAGGGGCCTTGTTGCCGCTTGCCTTTACCATGCCATCGCCAACGATGGTAATGAGCTTATCGACAAGGTTGGAAACCTTGCTCTTGATAAGTGTTTCGGCAGAAGCCGGTGTGCGGGTAGTGTCCCCGATTTCTTCCAGCTTGCTAATCTGGGCACGTGAACCGTCATAGAGCCGCATCGCATCCAAGACTGCGGCAGACTGCGCGTCGCCGCGGTCAACCAACTGCTTGATGGTCCCGAGGCCATAGGCTTCGACCGCTCCCGGGTTGCCTTCCTCGATGACTTCGCTATAATCAACCTGCGGCGCCTTCTGCGCTTCCGGCTGTTCAACCTGGACACCGGAAGGTTCCTCGGTAAACTGCGGCTTCATGCCAAAACCGGATGCAACGGCCTTCACGCCGGTATCCTTTTCGGCCGGTTTAGAATCCGTAGCAGCTGCGACAAGCTCGATTACCTTCGAGAACGTGTAGAAGTCGTTCATCTCGTTGACCGCGCCCTGTGCATCAGCCGTTCCTGCACCGGTACCGAGTGCACCCTGCACGGCGCCAACGACTTTCTTGACCGCGTCGCGGCCTTCAATGCCGTCATACTTGCTGAACATCGCATCGGCAACACTGTCGTAGAACTGGTTGACCGACTCAATGACCTTGCGATATGGCGTATTGTCGTCATTAAGGTTATCGTAAGAGAACCCGAGGCACCATTCGTCAAACTGGTCGCGGGCGGCAGCATACATCTGGTCGGTGAGCTTTTCGGCAAACCAGCCGGTAGAACCCTTTACCAAGCGAGCACATGCTGCGAGGTCGCCACTTTCGACCTGTTCAAGCAAGTCGAGAATTTCGTCCGGCGTGTCACTTGTGCCGACAATACTTGCCGCCTTGATATACCGGCGAACAAGATTTTTCATTTCGGCGACATGCTGGTCAAGCCCGGCGCCGCTTTCAAACTGTTCGACCGCCTTTGCAGGATCGGAACCGGCGGACTGCATGTAGCTTCCGAAAATGCTACGGGCAATGCCCATCGCACCGGCCTGGTCATACATAAGCGCAGCAACGGCAGACACCTTGTCATCCTCGGCGTCGAAGCCCATACGCTTGATGTCATATCCTGCACCAGACGCCCACTTGGAAATGAGCGAAGCCTTTACATCCTGCATTGTCTTTTCGCGGATGGCGCGTTCGTCATTGGGACTACCGCGACCCATCAGCATATCAATGATGATGGTCTTGGAAACCTTGTTGACGACGTCAATCATGTTTCCGGTAGTAATCTGCTTCGTGCCATTCCTGGAACCAGGCACAAACGCCTCGGCAACCGCATGGCGGAACTGGCCGTATGAACCCTTGATGGAATCCAAGACACCGAGTGCCACGGAGGCGTCATCGGCGAGTTTCGGATCGCTTTCGGCGCGGGAATGGATGTCCGAAACAACCGCAGCGCGGTCGGCTTCCGACAGATTGAATGCCGGTTCCAGGTTAGAAATCTGGTCGGCAACACGGCCAAAGCGGCCTGCCCTGGTATTTTCCGATGCGTGCTGCATCGTTTCAGAAATGCTTGCCGCATCTTCGGCAGGCGCGTTCGGGTCGGCAAGCGCAGCATCCTGCTGCAAGCCGCCATCAACCTCGTAAGTGAACGGCGCAAGTCCCTTGCACACAACCCAGCTGCGTTCATGGCCGTGGAACGCCATGTTAAGGACAACCGGGAGAACATAGTTGTCAAGTTCAGTCGAATCGTCGATGGACAGGGTAACGTCGATGCCATAGACGTTCAAGCTCACGGTAGAGCCATTTGCGGAACGTGAAACGCCCTTGTTTTCAATCTTAGTGGAAGACGCAACGCCGGTAGCACGCATGTAGCCTTCGTCGGAGCCACGGTTAAGCGAACCTGCACCGGTAGTGCCACCTTCCATCTTGGCGGTCTCGATGCTCACGACACCCAAATCAGTTTTGAGCGTCACGGTTCCATTCTTGCTGCTTTCGCGACGGTTCATGCCGAGGAACTGGTCAAAAATGAGGTTCATCACCGGTTCGTTTTCGAGCGTACCGATTGCATCAATAAGTTCGGTTCTGGCCTCGACCGCGCGAGTCAAGTCGGAACAAACCACACGGATCGCGCGGTTGAAAATTCCGGCAAGCGTCTTGCGGTCAAGCGTAAACGCTGCACAGTGCCCGGTCTGGTTGCCATTCTTGTCAACCCCCGGTTTGAAGAAATCGGGATAAACGGAAGTAAGCGCGTCGTTGAATATCTGGGAATAGCCGGTTTCACATGCCATGACAAGTTCCGGCAAGAGGTTAATCTTGTCACTGTACAGCTTGCCGACATCGCCGAACAACTGATAGAAGTGGCGGAAGCCAAACTTAGTAAGGCCGTTAATCTTTTCCGGTGCGACTTCGACCGTATTGGCAGCGCTATCGCCGCCCGGCAGGTCATAGTTGACATTTACGGAGCTGGCCAGGCTTTCCGGTCCGCTGGAAACACCGTTCGCCGCGTTGGTGTATGCCTTGGCGATAATCTTTCGCCCGACACATGCCCACACGATCGGCTTGAACGCCTTGTAACCAATGGCGCGTCCCAGCTTCGCCTTGCGTGCAAGCTCGGCCTCCGTCTGGGCAATCTCCGGGCGGTAAGCCTCGACAATCTTACTCAGAATTTCATCCGTTTTCCCCGGAGTTGCGTAAGAATGCGACTGGGCGCTCGCGATCAATGTATAGACAACGCTCTGGCCAATCTTGCCGAGGAGGTTCATCAGCCTCGGGTTATAATTGGGGTCGTCCGTGACCTTCTGGTCAGGATTTGCTGCGTTCGGGCGCGTGGATGACCGGAGGGACAGTATGGCGGCATCGACCTGGTCCATGAAAGCGTTCTCCGCGCCGTCCGTAGTTTTGAGGAAAGCATCCTTCGGGAGCCCGCACTCGGTGGCAAACTGTTCATACAACCCAACAGTCTTCCTGAACAGGTCGTGTGCGCCGTTCGGAGTATTACTGTCAACTGCATTTGGGTTCATTCACGCCTCGCATATTTTCGTTCTTTGCGCCCATAGTTTATAGACGGGGACCCGTTTCGGACGGTAAACCGCCGGACCGGAACGATAACCGGGACTTATAAACTATGGACACATGCGGCCAGGTTTACCATGACGTTAGAACAGATAGCAAGAAAATTTACCCTTTCGGATGCAGATGCGGAAAAGGCGATTTCGGAGGCGCAGAAAAGCGCCGGTGCCCCACTGTCGCTGGAAGCCGAGAAGCGGGCCGTAAAGGAAGCCGCGCGGAACAAGAAACTCTTGACCCCTGACGAGTGTGCCGAGTTCAAAGCAGTAGACGACGCGGACTTCAAGCCGATCAGCGACAGAATAAACATTGCGCCGGGCATTACGGCCCCCAAGGACGCAATTCTCGACAATATCCTGTCCGATTATGTCCAGACTGCAATCGAAGACAATCTGGAAAGCCCGGACGAGAGCCCTGCACAGAAGTTCCAAATAATCCTGGCCGGGCTGTCTTCCCCACGCGCCCTCCGCAGTCTAGGGAATACCATTCAGCGTGTGAATACCGAACTTTCAAAGAACGCACCAAAGGAAACTCCGGCAGAACAGCCCATCCAGGCACAAGAAGTTCCTCCGCAGGAACCGGCGGCAGAGCCGCAGGTGCAGGACGAAACTGCAAAGCCGACCGAAGTGGTCCCGCCGGCAGAACCCAATCCCGAAACAACGGAAACCAAGCCAAAGAAACCGGCGGCAAAAAAGACCACCAGCGACAGAAAGCAGTTAAAGGCTGCCCTCGATGCACAGGCGCAACAGCTGAAAACCGACTTTGAAAACGAAAAGGCCAAGCTGATTGCCGAGTTCAACCAGCAAAAGCAGCAGATAATTGACGGTTACAAGCAAAAACTTGATACGATAAAGAAATCGCCCAACGCGGAAGACACAAAAGATGCCGAAAGCAAGGCACTGTCCGATGCGCAGGCCGAACTGCAATCGTTGAAGACTACATACGGGAAGCAGATTTCCGACTTGCAGAATACCCATTCCGCACAGATCCAGGACCTGCAAAACCAACTTAATAGCGCAAACTCGCAAAACCAGAGCTTGCAGGAAAGGATTGCCGAGTTGCAGCAAGAAAACCAGGCACTCAAGCAGAAACCAGAACAACCGGAAGCCGCGGCTCCGACCGCAGCCGGAAACGGTGAAGATGACGACCTGCCGTTGCGTCGAGTTTCCCATATCCAGGAACACCGGGACACTGCACCCGGCAACGCAGGAACTGTCGACCACCAAGAAACCGCGGATGCCGGTGGAAATGACAATGCGCCGGTAGAATATACCAAGCCGGAACGCATGGGTGTGGACACTACCGCAATGGACGAATGGAACCAGGCCGTGGTCACCAAGTTCGGTTTCCCGTTCATCAATTTCGCCTGCCGGGACATCACCAACCTGCTCAACGGGGACGATGTCACCAGGAAACGTGCCTACGCAAACATCAAGGACCAGCTGCGCCAGCTCGCCCACCTGCAGACCAGGGGTATTCTCGGCGGGATGTGGGATTCCATGATGGAAAGCCCCATCATGCTGTTGAAGACGCTGAAATCCAGCTCTTACAGCAAGTGCTACCTGAATACGCTCATCGCCAACGGCCGCGAAGTGCGCGATACGCCGGACGGGGCCAACCTCACGGTCAGGCCGACCATCTACGGCGACGTGAAGTTCCGTGTCCGCAAGCCGGAGGCAATCCCGATCAACTTCATCAACAAGTTCTTTGTCGAAGTTGACCCGTACCGCCAGCTCAGCGTGTACCGGAAGTGGACCGGGAACCCCAACGGGACAACGCCGGAGGCATACCTCGACGACAACGCAATCCCGTACACGTCAGTTCTCGCCCCGACGGCAAAGACCAGTTTCAGCCGCAGCGACCTCAGCACCGGTTCGTTCCTGTCCAGGGTGACCGGGTTCAGGAAGGCGAACTCGATGGTGACCTGCTCTATCGACGGCCACCGCGGCGGGTTCATCATCCCGGCCCATATCGCGGACGTCCTGTTCGCATACTAGGAGACTGCAATGCTGACGAATGTCCTCAAAAACAACCTGATAGCATTTCTCGAAGCGAACATGGCCGACATTTCCAAGGGCACTGACACTGGACGCGCACAGCGTTCCAAGTCGCTGCTCCACTACTATCGCGGCCTCGGCAAGGACCGCGAGGGAAATGCCGTAATCCGGTGGAAAATCCCGTCCCAGACCAAGGAAAACGTCATGTACGACTGCTACATCGCCGTGATACCGGCGGGCAAGCAGTCCCTGTTCGCTCTCGCGAAGTCCAGAAGGGACATCCGGTCCCGCATGGAAGCGATCAAGAACGCCGATGTCAAGTGTTTCTGCACATGTCCCGACTTCAACTGGTCGGGCGCCAGATACAACATGAAGCACAAGATGGGCAGTCTCGAAGAAGGTTTCGAGTCCGTTCCCGGAGTGCCGGACGGATCCGACATCAAGCCGGTCGTCAGGGACCCACAGGGAAAAATACTCGTCTGCAAGCACCTGCTCGCAGCGTTCAAGGGCATGAAGACCAACGCAACCAGCATCATGAAGGATGCGGCCAACTCGCACTTCACACCAAACGACGGCCAGGAAAAACAGGCCGAAAGCGCCACCGGAGAATTTTTCAAGACGGAAAAGACCGTCCGCAACAAGCCCGAGAAGGAACCGGTCGAGGTAGACAAGGAACTTCTCGAAGAAGCGCCGGCAAAGGTCGATGCAGCCGAAGAGGCCCTCAACAGCCTTGCCTTCGCAACCGAGAAACTGGATGAAACTGCACCGAAGACCCCGGACGAAAATGTCAATGCGGCAATCGAGGAAGTCGAACAGCCGACGGCGGAACCTACGGAAGAAAACAAGAAGGAAAGTCTTGGCGCAGTCGGGCTCGGTGAGACGGAAAAGCAGGAACCTGCACCGGCGGAGCAACAGACACCGGCGGAACCGGAACCTGAACAGGAAGAACAAAAGCCGGAAGAACGGGACACCGGCGGAATGAACCCGGAAGATTTCGATTATTTGATGTCCCTGTTCTAAACTAACCTCAGAAATACCTCCAATGGAGAAAACCATGGCTTCTAACCAGAAACTCTACGACCGCGTGTGCAAGGCAGCTGACGCGTACACTACCCCAACCAACGCTCCCATCATGGAAGCAGTGAAGGAAATGGGCAAGGTGTACTTCATGGAAGCTATCATTGACCACAGCAAACCCTGTCCGTACTGCGACGGTACGGGCGAATCCAACTACGCCTGGGGCCCTGACGGCAAGCTGAGCCTCCGTCTCCCGAACGGCCTCAAGTTGCCGTGCCCGGCATGCAACGGGGAGAAGTATCTCCCGGCATCCGATCCGAAGGGTGACTTCCTCAACAAGGAAAACGAAAACCCGGAAGATCTGGACATCTTCGACCAGATGAATGCTGCCGAGTTCGGTGGTTCTGACGAGCGCGGCTGGGCAACTACGACCGACGACCTCGACCCGGACAACCGCTAGTCGGGTTCATTACACATCAATGCTTAAATGAAAAGAGAACCCCGCGCCGGCGCGGGGTTTTCTGGTTTCTACGGCCAGGTTTTCCGCCCGGCGAAGCACCACTCGTGGGCCTCCTTCGGAGTATAGCCCCACTTGACCATCTCCTCTTCCAGTTCCTTCCGGTAGAAGTCCCTGCGGGTAAGCCGGTATTCGGACGGGATCATCGGGACGGAAGCCTTCCGGCCCATTTCCAGCTTGCGCTTCGCTAACACCGGAACAGGGTCGTCCCCGTCCTTGGTCAGGTAGTCATAGGCGTTCCCGACCAGTTCGACAATCTGTTCGACCGTCTTCGGGAGCTTCTTGCGGACCATTTTCCGGTAGGCACGGTTCACGTCGCACAGGACCTTGGACAGGATGTCGAAGTCCTCCCAGTCCACATGGGACATCGGGCCGAACTGGAACGTAGCCCCGTCGCGCCCCGCGCCGAAGCTGCCGACAAACGGGTAATACGGGACAAGGTCCTTGTCGCTTTCGTTACGGACCATGTCCTTCCCGACGAATATCCGTATGTTCCTGCGGTATTCCTCCGAGGAAGTCCTGCCTTCCGCGTCGGCGTGCATGTAGAGAAAATCGTATAAGTCGCTCTTTCCAGAAAACCTTGACATGTCAAATCTCCCTTGCGTTGTCAACGCCGTGTTTCATGATGCACTTCCGGCAGAACGGAAGGATGTAGCCCTGCGTAACATACTTGGCCGGACGGCCACACTCGCAGCAGGTATGCCCGGTATCGCTTTCCATGTTCCATATCAGTTCATCCAGCTGCTTCACGCACTCCTCGGACGACACGCCGGACCAGTATAGCCTGGCCTCCCCGTATTTTTCCTTCGCGTCTGTGATGCGGAAGCTGTCGAGCTCCCCGTAACGTTTCAACAAGGACTTAATGCGGCGGAGATGACGGACAATGACGCGGCGCCACCCGTCAGGATAGCTGTCGAGCAGGGTATACGAGAAGTCGTAGTCCTCGATGCGACCACCGTCCACCGCCCTCGGTTCGAGGAACGGGAACCGCCAGACGAGCCAACGGTTACGGAGACTGGCGACCGCAGTCAGAAAATGTCGTTTTTTGTTGGGCATCAGGAAACCTTAGCCAGGCACGGCTGCATTACCGACTGAAAACTATGTTCTCGCGGGTCTGCGGTTTCCACGGTTCCATGCCCCCGCATGGAAAGCGCGTGATAATGGCGCTCGATTGCGGAGCGGATCTTTTCCGCGTCACGCTGCGCCGTAGTGGACGGGCGGAGGATTTCCATTTCCGCCACGGTCATTGTCGGGATGCCTGTCCTGATTAGCTCGGCGTCCATGATTTCCTTCACCGCGTTGACATACTCTGCCGGGACAATGAGGGAGTCATGGACGGTGCACACGGGGCACCCGATGAACAGGCGCACCAGCGGGATGACGCCCTTGAACACGAAGTCACTTTCGGTGGACTGCATCTCGTGGGAAAGCGCTGCATAGTTGTCGCGCTTCATCGAGTCGATGCAGCGGAGAAGCGTCGGGAAGTCGCGCTTCCAGACCTGACGCAGCTTCGACCTGACATAGTGCTTCGCTCGGTCGAAGATAATCGGCGCATACAGGAACGCGAGCCATTCCTTCTTCACCGTCTTTCTGTCGTTCATGCCGATTTGCTCGGCAAAATACTCGTAAATACGGCCTTCGCGGAGCAGGGAACTGAACCGTTCGAGCTCGTCGGAAATCAGCTTCCCGGTAGCCGCGGATTCTTCCGGGCGCCAGAACGGGGTCAGCTTTACGAACCTCGGTTCCGGGACCATCAGCGGATCGGTGGCAAGGCGCTTCCACATGCCGAACACGCTGCAGAGGAAGGCCGCCTGGGAACTCCTGATGTCAACGCTACCAACCGGCGCACCGTCGCAGGACATGCACTGCTCGCGGATTTCCTTCTTCAAGGAGGTAACGTTCGTGTGGACACGACCATAACGGTCCTTGACGACATAGGCCGCAATAGGGTCCTCGCCCATGCGGCCAAAACGCTCGACCTTGTCCATTTCGCCATCCACGCGTTCCTGCGGCACGGTTCCGCTGTCGGCAAGCCCCTGCATGGTGGCCCTTGCCTTTTCCGCGTCAATCTTGAAGTGGGCCAGGTCGTCATACATGTCGGCGACATCGTCCTGCTCGAGAAGGTATTCCTTCCTGCGGACTGCGTCAAGATACAGGCGGCGCTTGGTGAAGATGCTCTCGAACTTGTAGGAGCGGAGGGAGCCGACCGGGTGGTGTTCGCCGTTGCCGCACTTGGATTTCCAACGCGTCCAGAGGTAGCGGAGGTAGTAGGTGGCATAGGCCTCGCCGAGCCAGTAGGCCTTCGAGACGCCCTTGCACTTGGTCGTGGACTTGCGGTAGGAAGCCGTGTGGCAGATGAACCCGTGGTCGGTCAGCCACTTTACGCAGGCCGGATAGCCTGTCCCTGCGCGATAGCGGAACAACGTGCTGTAAAGGTTGCAGTACCAGGAGCTCTCGTGGGTGCGGACGCCGGCGATGTTGTCGTCCTTGAACTTCTCGGACAGGCCCTTGCAGACGTCAAAAAGAATGACGAGCATGGACTCGTAGAGGCAAAGACGCTGTCTCTGTCCCAAGGCCGAGAAAGAAAGGTCCGCATTGAAAGCGGTATCGAAAGAACGGAAGAGGAGGGACGGGAGAAGGCAGGCTGGAGCGAAGTCGGACCATGACCTGTGGTCATAGTCGATGTAGGTGTAGTCCAGGGACCCCCGCTTCATTCCATGTGTGTCCAAGTTACCCTCCGGTATGCGCCCCATTGGTCTATTCGGGAACGACGGTTAAGAATCTATAAAAAACTTTCCGTCTTCGGAAGAGGTTTATATCAAAAAACTCCAGAATTCTGCCCCCTGCGGGCGTGAAAATATAAACTAGGGGCGTATTTAACATATATATGGAAGGTGGACCATGGCAGTCATACCCGAAGCGCTGGTCAAGAAGGAAGCCGGCATCGAAATTCTCAACGACAGGAGCCGCGAAGGGACGGAAACCCTCTGGATATTGATTGCGATACTGTCCAAGTCGGCCGTGTTTACCGGGACGAAGGGTACCCTCATGGACAAGTACCTTGCGTATATCGGGAACCCGGAGACCGTGAACGAAACCTGCGTGGCCCAGTACAGGGCAACTTCGACCCAGGTCATTCAGGCATGTGAAAATAAGTTTACGTTCAACCCGGAAAAGTTCTCGCTTGACCTTGGCGAACGGTCGTTCGACCTTTTTGACATCCCGACCAACATGCTTTTCTATGGCGCGGTGTTCGCGAACCGGATGGTGGGTGTCATCGACGACGCCGACCGAGTCGCGATCAGCAGGGCCTATGCCGGCGCACTGTCGGCCATTGGCGAAATCAGCAAGACTGGCGTAGAAGGCTTGCAGAAGCTCGGCAGGGAGGGCGCCGTACAGAAATACGGGCCGGTCTTCCGTGAAGCGTTCGGTGAGAATGGACAGTTTGACGCCGAAATGTTTGGCGACATGTTCGATATGTGTTCCGACGCTATGAACTCGCTTACCGCAGTGAACGGGAGCCACCCGGAAGTAACTGCGATTGCCGCGAAATCCGGTAGCATTAGCAAGTTTACCGAGGAAGATTTTGATTCTTCCGTGTATGCCCGAATGGGCGATGTGTCCGCGGCGAAGGCCAGACAGAAGATGCGGAGCGAGTTCAGGACCGACAACAAGCATGTCCAGTTCTTCGTGTTCTCCCGCGACATCGGCACGGCGAAGGATTATCTTGCCGAACAGGGCAAGCCGCATTCGGAATTTGATGCAATCGGCCTTTTGGCCGATGCAAAGCGCACGGGCGACCGCAGGTTCCCTCGCTGGGGCCTGGTAATTCCGGCAAAGTGCATTCTCGCAGGTTCCAAGAACATCATCCTCGGCGACGCGGCCTCGTCCGTTGACGGAAAGTGGGAAAGCGTCTATTCCGACATTGCCCGCATGTCCGGCGATACGGTGAAGGAAGTATTTGGCGAGGGCAAGAACGGCGAGATGCTTCGCCAGCAGGTCATGGCTGACTTGCTTCGCGGCGGAAGGGCGGGCGAACTGCTTGATCTGAGCGTCGGCTCGGAAAACGTTACTGTTCGGCCGCCATACATGGTTACGTTTACTGGCAAGAATGCCGAAGCCAAGATGGGAGCTATCATGAAGCTGCTTGGTCGTGTGGCCAGCGGGTTCAGGACTCCGCAGAAGACGGTGTCCGTCGAGGAAATGGCCACTACCGGCAAGGAAGGAAACGAGATGACCGACTCGGCGGAAGCCCAGATGAGTGAGGCCATGAAGAACGGCGCGATTGAGAGCGGTGACGACCTTCTCCGCGAAATCATCAACGTTCCGAACGAGAACAAGGTGTTTGATGCGGCGGTCCGTATTTTCAAGGAGTTCCCTGAATTGCAGCAGAGCAAGGTCTTCCAGGAGAACAAGGAACTGTTCGGGAAGTACCGTGCCGGCCAGCATGAACTCCATTCTACCGGAAATGACAAGGACCTCCCGCTCGATGAAGATGAAATCGCTACGCTCGCTGCCGAAACTATCCATGCGATGGTCGATAGCCGTGGCGTGTATGTGACGCGTTTCTTCGATCCGTCCAAGTTCCGCCTCGGTGAACGTCTTGGCATTCCGTATATCGCCGACTGGGGCCTTACCGAACGTGGCGAGCAGCTGATGGATGCCTATGTGCAGAAGGTCGAAGACCGCAAGGGTGCGCTTGCCGGGGGCAAGTTTGAGACGGCCCGTGTCCGTAACATGTTCCCGTACATGCTCCTTGGACGTCAGTTCGGCGCAACCGACAACAAGTGGGTTAGCGGCGCAATCAGGGACCTGGTTGCGTTCGAGAGCGACCTTACTGACTACTTGACCACCCGCCCGGACAATTCCGACGAGAACAACGGGAAGACTCTCAGCGAGTTCAAGACGGCCGTCATGGATGGCATCCAGGGTACGCCGGATGAAAAGGCGGTCGCGCTTTCCGGCGAAATCAAGAAACTGGGTGCAAAGATTAGTCTCGGCAACCTTGGTGCATTGCTTTCGGATGCCGATCCGAAGACAATCGCCGTTGATGGGTATGACGACCTCGTGTGTGCGCTGTTCGTGAACAAGCACCGCGACCAGGTGGAGCGCGAAAAGTTCTACCGTGACCATTTGACCGGCGGCAAGGAGAGCAGCGGTATTCTTGATGTGCTCGGGATTGACCAGCTGCCGGATCTCGGGACGAAGATGACCGAAAGCGATCCTGAATTGCTTGGCGATTTGGCGCAGATTGCTGCTGACATGTATTCTTCCTTGGATGAGGAAGCGGATGCTACCAAGCGGGCAAGGCGCCGCGCGTCCGCCGATGGCATCATGTTCGAACTGTTCGACATGGCTGTCGTGAACGGTACATACAAGGGCATGGGCGCGGTTCTCAGTGCAATCGACGGTGACCTGCTTTCGGACGGGGTTGTTCCGCTCTCGACAATTCTCTCTTCACCGGAATATGCCCGTCTGTTCGAGGTGAGTGTCGAATACTACAACAGCGAGGAGCCGCATACCGTGTCCATGGGCCCGATTGGTGTCCTGATTGACAACTTCCTTGGTAAGCTCTATGGATTTGGCGATAGTGTGGTGGCCGCAATCGGTGAACCCCTCAAGACGGGTAATCTCGAAGGCCTCGGCGATGTGCTGAAACACATCTACGCAGTTGACCGAGACAACGTGTCCAAGGCAATCATTGCAATCCCTGGCTTGCGTCCGACGCCGAAGCCGCTGCCGGACGGCCGTCTCAATACGGAAGTTCGCAACATCGACCGTGCCGGTGCCGCTGCCGGGAACATCCGCAATGCGCATGACGACAAGTGGCTTGCTTCCGTGATGCCGAACGACAACGACGAAAACGAGGAGTCCCTCCTTAAACAGATCCGCCGCATGAAGGCCGAACGAAAGCTCGCGCTCCAGAAGAAAAACGGGGAAGCAGCTCCGGCACCGGCACAGGAAGCCAAACCGTCTGCCGAAAAGCCGACAAAGCCCGAGGAGACTTATGACTGGTCTTCTACGATTTCTGACGCGACCGCAAAGAAGGGATCGCCCGCGCCGAAGGAACTGGACGACGATGGCGCCGGAAGACTCAACTTCGGTGATGATTTTGCCGATGAGTTCAACGACGATGAACACACGCTAGACTTCTAAGGAATGGCTATGGCCGAATACGTTAAGCTGACAGTCAACAATAGCGAGCACCAGGGTGACGACTACTACGTCAAGCTCACCCTGGCCAACGCCGATGCGGATGCCGAATACCGCGCCCGGACGTTCTTCTACTTCTCCGGGATGAACGGGTATTCCGGCAAGGCCGGTTACGGGCTATTT